ACTTATTATTTTTATCAAGAAGTTTAGGATTTGCAGCATATGTTTCACCCAAAACAGGTGTAATTAAGTCGATAAATTTTAGTGGTAAATATTGGAGGGTATTTATAAGTGGTTCATTTGAAAATGTACCATGTTTATTAGAACGTAAGAAATGTACTCCAAGAAAACAAATTAAATCTGTTTTAAGAACTGGTTTTAAAAGAGAACTTATTGGGGAAGGTGATTATTATGGTTTTACGTTAGATGGTAATGGTAGATTTTTATTGGGCGATTTTACTGTTACACATAATACTACAACTATTGTTGAAGCCGTTAAATTATTACCACCCGATAAGTCAATAACATTTCTGGCATTCAATAAACACATTCAGGAAGAACTTAAAACAAAATTACCTGAGTATGTCAGATGTTATACCACATATGGTATTGGTACTGGTGCAATTAAGAGGAAATATGGTGATAAAATTCAATTCGATGAGTTTAAAGCAGATAAGATCATTCAGAGAAAAGCAAAATCTTGGAATTTGGATGAAGAACTTAAAGATGAGGAAGCAATTAATAATTATTTGAACAATATTAAGAAACTCAGCAATCTTTGTAGACTTACCTTAACCCATAAGGCTGAATACATACCGTACATTGCTGACAGATATGACATAAACCTCACAAAACCAAGAGATATCAAGAGGGTACTTAAAGTATTGGATGAGATGTCAGTCAACAGGGACACATATGATTTCACAGATGAAATTTATCTACCAGCAATTGATAATGGTATATGGTTTTTCCCACAGGATTATGTTTTCGTTGATGAAATTCAGGATTTAAATCGTTGCCAGATAAAAATTGTGGAAAAGATTTTGAAGAAAGACAGAATTAGTAAAAAAATCACAGGTAGACTGATTAGCGTAGGCGATTTCTTTCAGGGAATCTATGGATTTAACGCTGCTGATGAAAAATCCTTTGAATGGTTTGAGAAATTTCCCAATACAAAAATTTTACCACTTTCTGTATCGTTCAGATGCTCACAAAATGTTATAAAAGAAGCACAAAAGATCGTTCCAGACATCAAAGCACTACCAAATGCACCAGAAGGTCTTGTAAGGGATGGTAGTGTTGTCAGTGAAGCACGTAGTGGTGACTTTATTCTTTGTAGAACAACTATGCCATTGGTAAAACTATTTTTTCAGTTTTTAACACAGAAGAAAAAAGCAATAATTAAAGGTTCGGATATTGGTGTACATCTGATTGAGTTAATTGGTAAGATCACAACAATTGAAAAACTTATTAGTTTCTGGGAAGCAGAACTCGATAGTTTTAAGAGAGACTTAAAAGCTGATGGTATACTTAATCCATATGAACATAGTGGTTACAGTGCGCTTGAAGATAAAGTCAGAACATTGTTATTCCTTGCCAGACTCAGTACGAATATAACAGACCTTAAAGCAAGTATTAAAACCATATTTACTGACGAAATTCAGGGTATTGTTTTGAGTACAGTACATAAAATCAAAGGTTTGGAAGCAGACAGAGTATTTATTATACGCCCAGACTTACTACCAATGCAAAACGTCAAGGGTTGGCAGTATATTCAGGAAAAAAACTTGGAATATGTGGCAATAACCAGAGCAAAATTGGAATTAATTTATGATAGAACTTGGACAGATGAAGAAAATTGATGAGATGAAAGTAAAGATGTTTTACTATAAACGGATTTATTATGAAATTTGTGCTAAAGAAAAAGGAGAATATTTTTCTTTAAGTTATTTATTAAAAAAGATGTTATGAAGAAAACTAAAAAAACAACCGAAAAACCCGTTAATGGTTTAGAACAACTTCACAAAGTAAAAGAAGAAACGATTAATCGTTGGGAAAAATCAGGCATATTGGATGGTCTTGTTGGAAATTCTGATGTAAATATGGCTGCAATGTTTGAATCGAAAGAATCTTATGTAATTGGTGAAGACGATAATTCATTCTGTACAGATATTATACCGCTTAAAGTTTATACCAGAGAGGAAATAATAGCGATTATTAAGAGGTATGCTTTTCATTTAAGTGATAATGGCGACCCTGATGAAAGTGTAAAAGAATGGTTTGATAGGTGTTATCCTGAAGAAAAAATTATACCTGCTAAATAATGAAAGTAATAATAGCTGGTGGTAGAGATTTTGATGATTACCAGAAACTACGGGAGTTCTGTGATAAAGTTCTTAAAGATCAACAGGATATCGAAATTGTCAGTGGTGCAGCGAAGGGTGCTGATCATCTGGGTGAAAGATACGCAATTGAAAGAGGGTATAAAACAACCAGATTTCCTGCAGACTGGAATAAAGGCAGATCAGCAGGTTATATCAGGAATAAGCAAATGGCTGAGTATGGTGATGCACTGATTGCTTTCTGGGATGGTACAAGTAAAGGCACAGGTCATATGATTGATTTAGCAAAACAATATAAATTAAAAATAAGAATTTGTAACTATTAATATTTAAATTATGGAATGGTTAATTCATATTGAAGGTAAAGCCGATGAGAGAATTCTCGTGACTTTCGACCCATTGGATGAAAGTATCTCATTTTATGGTCAATATAAGGTTAAATTTAAGGATTATGCTTTTACTTCTGCCGAATCCAAACAATGGGTTATTTTCAGTGAAGATCATGATGCAATGAACATTGATTTAAAATCGCTCAATGAACATATATCAAAAGTATATGATAAAATGGCTGAACGAATCAAAGTTTATGATGATTTCAGAAAAGTCTTTGGAGTATTTAAGACAATTGAAATAAAAGAAGATTAATGTGAGACACTGGCAGTATTACTTCCGTTACTTAAATGTCTGCCACTGCCACTATTGCTATTATCAGTATTAGGACGAGTATTACTATTGTCAGTATTTTTACTTGTGGAATTATTACTAAATGAACCACCAGTATTTGTGCTTGCCTGAACGGTTGATTTTTCTTGTATTAATACCTGAACAGTACCAGTTAGTGTACCTATTGATGTATTGATCTTGATAAGTTCTTGTGATGTTATTTTGTTCTGTTCTTTTTGTTCTATGATCATTGCATCGGTGGTGTTCATTCTTGGAACTACCACGAGTTGATAGAAGCCATAAAAAAATGATAACATTGCTATTATAAATGCAATAAATGTTTTTACTGTAAATACTACCTGTGTGCTCCCACTAATTTGTTTCAGTCCCATCGTTTTATTTTTTCGTCCATCCCATTTATTTTTAAACCACTTACCTACCCCTAAAATATTGAGAACTTTCCCAAGTGATTTTAATATTAATCGTATCCAAGCTGCTTTCATACCTAAAAATTACTGTTGGCTCTGTATTAATTATTGCTGTAAATCCATCTGGCGATTGTGAAAGCGTTGCTTCTTTGTCATCAATGAATACTCTTGTGCCATATATCCAAGTCTTCGTTGGTTTGTTATTATAAATTGAATTACTTACCACGATTAACTCGTATCTGTATTTCGGTGAGTCATTAATTTTATTTTGTTCAGTATAAATTAAAACTCTTTTTACCACGTATGAAGATATGCTAATCTTGTTTACTGGCGATATTGTTTTATCCCATGTACCAAAATCCTCAAACTTCATGCTTTTTTCAACCGACTGCGCATTCAGTACAATAAATCCAAAGAACAATATGACAAGAAGTATTAACTTTTTCATTCCACCATAATAGTTACAACCATAAATACTTTATAAAAACAAAAAAAGGTGTCTATCGACACCTTTCTTTTTATTTATCTATTGATTACTGTAAGTCACCAATTCCGAAGGTCTGAAGACCATCGCAGAAGATTCTACCATAGTATCTGTTAAGTACCATTTTCTTTGCATAACGTGTCATGATACCACGGATTGGTGTGAAATCAAATGGGTTATACATTACAGGGGTTAACTGCATTGGTACGTAAGGAGCGTAGATGTAACCTGTTTCCAAGATACTTGTTCCTTTATGTCCAACTAATACTGTGTTAGCTGGTGCGTATGGGTCACGATATACCTGATAACGTCCACTAAGAGTACCAATTTTCTCAATACCCATGTTGTATTTATCCTGCTCTGGAGCAGCGTTAGATACGTGGAAATATTCAAGGTCATCGAATACTGCACTAACTTCTGGGGATACTACTACCCATGATGCGCCACCTCTTAAGGTTGCTTTGTGAATCTGTGCTGAAATCTGGTTGATCTTTGTGATCAATGTTTGATTCCAGTCTTTCTGAACACCGTAGTAAGTGTTAGTTCCTTTACGGAGACCATTATAGTCCCATCTTGCTGTCCATGCTGCGCCACGTCTTAGGTCACGAAGAATTTCACGGTCAATTTCAGCAGCCATTTGTTCTGAAAGTAAAGCTGTTAACTCTGCTTCAGCGTCAATGTTGTGGAATGCACTAACGTCCTGTGCAAGTTCAGGTGTCCACATAGCACGCATTTTACGTGTTTCTACAGATACTGTTACTTGGTCAAGTACGAAAGTTACTTCAGCCATTCTTGAATCTTCTTCAAGGTCACTGTATACTCTGTAAGTTGCAGTGAAAGTGATACCAGTTGATACAGTTGTTGCGCTTAATGCACTGTAACCATTAGTTCCAGCATATTGTACGTCAGCTATAAGAACGATTTTTCAAGTTTTGTCAACGATTGCCTGTCCGTATTTTTGAACTTTAACGTTGAAAGGAATAGCCTGTCCAGCAGTAATTGAACCGTCAGTTGCATAAGGTGCAGGAGCTACTAAATTAACACTTGCGGTTATTCTCAAACCAGCAAGGAAAGATTCAGTATCCATAGGAACACCAGCAGGACCAATTAATTTACCTTCATTTGTAATACTGAAACCAGCAAGTGTTAAGGTAACATATTTATCAACACCAACAACCCATGCAGATGCAGTAGTTGTACCAGTAACAACAATCATGTCGCCTTTTGAGCGATCAAATAATGATGTACCTTCTTCAGCATACTCAGTTGCATAGAATGCATCGTATAATGAACGACTTTCGAATTGAGTTTTTGCGCTCAATGCTTTTTCAGCAGCGTTTCCATAAGCACCATCTGGTGATGTGTGATTGAAATTAGGTGATTGATCAACTCTTACGCTTGCTTTAGGGTTAATATAGTACAATTTACCAATAGGTAAGTTAAGTGCTTGTACAGACACGATATCGTTTGCAAGTAATTTTGCAAATACTCTACGGATTACAGGGAATGCAACAGTTTCGAACTGTCCGCTATTGCTTGAATCTGAAGACTCGTTGATCATGTGTGATAACTGGTTTTCGAAAAGCTGTGCGCAATTCTCTTTTACGTTACCTTCAAGACCTTCAAGAAGACCGATTTTTTCCCAACGGTTTGTTGTTATTTCTCTTTGTTCACGGAGTTGTTTTAATCCAATATTGCCAACTTCCGCACTTTCCATTAAAAATCCCATTTTATTAAGGTTTTAAATTTTTTCTTAAATTATTTTTTTGCCTCTATGCTCTATAGTTTCCATGATTTTTCTCATTCTCATGATATGTTTATCATTGGTATAGGCTGTTTTTTCTACTACTTCATCAAGTTTTTGTTTTGAAGATGGCTGTATAGAAGCTGATACTTTATCCTCAATACTTTCAGTAAGTGTTTTCTTTCCACCCTTCATTTCTGTAAGGAAGTTTTTATACACCTTCTGTGAAGCAACAATACTATCGACTTTTTTAAATTCGTCGATGATCTTAATCTTGTCCTCTTGCGTTAATGCCAACTCTTCGTTAACCAATAAATTATTGACGTGTGCCAAATTGGTATTGAAAACTGCCATTTCTTTTAACTGACTGCGATACTTGTCAAGTGCGGACTTATAACTTTCAACTAATCCTGTAACGGATTCTTTATATTTTTTAGTTTCGTTTAATTTCTTAGCTAATTTTTTGTTAACTTCGATTAAACCACTAATCTTTTTCTCTGATTCTGTACGTAAACCTGAACGCATTTTATTAACTGCGCCTGTGCTCTTGTAATCAACACCCGGGATTGAAGTTGAAGGAACTTTCTTCATATTTCCTAATGTCTGTGTAAGACTTTCTTCAACAGGTTTTTCTTCTTTTTGACCTAATACTTGATCAATCATTTCAGGAGTGATTTCGTCTTCACTACCTACTTCATCAATCATAGGTTGGGTAGGACCGCCAGCATTTACTTTGTTAGCACCTTGTCCACCATTATTTTTTTGTTCATAAACATCAAGTTCATCAATTTTAGCTTGGTTAGGACCGCCAGCCATAACTACGTTTGCACCTTTGCCACCGTTGTTTTTCTGCTCACCCATGCTACCCATGCCTTTAATCATACCATCAAGTTTATCACGCATTTCAACAAGTCCTTCATATGGACTTCCTACTGATGGTGTTCCACCGCCAGCAAGTTCTTCATTTGCTGTTTCCATAGCGTTAATTTCTTCTTCAATTTGTTCCAGTGAAAGAACTTCATCCATGTTGTCTGCACCTTCTAATGCTGTACCTACACCACTCATATCAAGTTCTGTTAAATCATAATTCTCTGATACGTCTTTTTTTGTATTAGCAATTGGTTTGCCAGAGGTCGGACCTTTGAGCTTTTCGTTAAATATTTTACCTTTTTCAGCTTCACCTTTACCTTGGTTTGGTGTTTCGCCTTCTACATCGCCCATGAAATCTTTTTCACGTTCTTCAGCAATTTTCTGTACGCCTTTTGCTTTTTCATCAAAAGGTTCACCTTTACCTACAGTATCAGTAATTTTTACATCTTCTGCTACTTTTTGTACACCTTTTGCTTTTGTATTAAATGGTAAACCTTTACCTGCAGCTTCCTTAACAACCTTTGGGGTCTCATTTGTTAAATTTTTCATATCAGTTTCTTTATTTGATTCAGCTTCATCCAGTTTTTTATAGGATTCTTTCGCTGGTTTATTTTTATTTAATTCTTCTTTCAAAATATTGCCGAATTCTTTTGGGAATTCTGCAGCCAATCTTTTCTTAGCATTAGCATCCGCAGCTTGTTGAATATTTTTAAAATCAACTAACGCTTCCTTTACTATCGATTTTTTTTCGTTTTCCATGTTATTAAAAATGTCCTTACTAATACTATAATTTTTATATAAATACGTTATTTTTACCAAAAAGCATTTTTTTTTATAAAAAAAAACTTAATTTTCTTGTTTTTAAGAAAAATTATAACTATCTTATGCGCTTATAAATTCCATTACAATAAGAACTTATTAACAGCAGTTACTATTTTTTGTTCGTCTTCCTTAAGATATATACCGTTTTTCTGCACATAATTCTCGCCAACAGATTTATCGCCTTGTTTTTCTGGCATAAGAAATGCGCCCGGGGTACTTGGTGATGCAACTAAGTCAAAACCAATTAGTTCGAAGTCTCCTTGTACGAGATTTTCACCATTAATTTCTTTAAGTGTACCAACTCCACGGCTGGAAATACCTAATCTTATTTTATTTTCAAGATACAGAACAATCTTATCACCAATAACTGAACATACGCCATAATTAATATATCCACGAGTTACAATAATTTTTAATTGACCATATAAAACATTTTCTTTATCACCAGTTCCCCACCACATTTTTGTTATCATATGTGAGAGATTTTGTAAAGAAATAATAGAAGAGTTTCCAGTCCAATGTGATTTACCATTTACTCTAATCATGAAATTGCTATTGGCTACCCTAACACAAGCAATTTCTTCATCAAAATCAATTTTATTTATTGTTATACTTCTTTTATCAAGCCAAATATTTTTTCGTTTTGATATATTTAAATTATATTGAAGATGACTATTTTCAGCCTTAACTAATCTTTTTTCTTTTATATCTTCATTGATATATTCGACTGTTCCAT